TAAAACTTTAACATCACCTACACTTAATACTGCAACATTATCATTAGGAGCTTCTTTAGATACTAATGGTTTTGATATTGCATTTGATACTGCAACTGGAATAGATGATGATTCAGGTAATCAACAAATTATATTTACTAAAACTGCATCAGCAGTTAACGAAGTAACTCTTGCTAATGCTGCAACTGGAAATAATCCAAATTTTACAGCATCTGGAGATGATGCTAACGTTGGTATAAATTTTACACCAAAAGGAACAGGCGCAGTAACTTTCAATGGAATGGGTAAACTTGAAGAGATAAAAGAAAAAGTTAATATATATACAACAGCAACTACAGGCACTATGAACTTTAATTTTTTAGACGGTGCTGTTGAATATCATACAGGAACAGCAACAGGTCAATTTACTTTAAATCTAAGAGGTAGTTCTTCTACAACTCTTAATAGTTTAATGTCAGTTGGGGAATCTATGACAGGTGCTTACTTAAATACTAACACAACTTTTTATCTTTCAACAATAACGATTGATGGTTCATCAACAAACGTTACACGTGAATTTCAAGGTGGTTCTGCACCAACCGCAGGTAACGCAGGAATAGATGTTTACGCATTTACTGCAATTAAAACATCAACAACACCAGCTTATACTCTTTTAATATCACAAACTCAATTTAATTAAGGAGATTTTGTAATGCCTTTAAATTCAACAAGAGGTGGTGGTTCAGCAAAAGGATTTGGACTTACAGCAGGAGCAGCTGGATGGGATGGATCTCTTGACTATTTAGTAGTAGCAGGTGGAGGAGGAGGTGGAGGAGGTAATGGTGGTGCAGGACCAGGATCAGGAGGAGGTGCGGGTGGTTACAGAGCAACTACATACGGACCAGCTCCATTAAATGCTTCAACAGTCACAGGTGTTACTGCAGGAACTTATGGAATTACAGTAGGTGGTGGTGGAGGTGGTGGACCACAAAGCGCACAAGGTCAAACTGGTCAAAACAGTGTATTAGCTCCAGGAGCCCCATGGACAAAAACATCAGCTGGTGGTGGAGGAGGTGGTAGATATCCAAACGTAGGAGGAATTGCAGGAGGCTCTGGAGGAGGAGCCGGTAATAACGATAATCAAGGAACAACTCAAGGTGGAGCAGGAAATACACCACCATCTTCACCACCACAAGGAAATGCTGGTGGTCAAAATGGTTGGTCTAATGGAGGATCAGGCGGTGGAGGTGCTACTGCATCTGGAACCCCTGGACCTCCAAGTCCTTTTACACCAACTGCTGCAGAAGGAAAGCCTGGTGGAGCTGGAGCACCTAATTCAATAGTTGGACATCCAACGGCAGTATTTTATGCTGGAGGTGGAGGTGGAGGATCTTATGGTCCTTTTTCAGGTGGTCCAGGAGGACAAGGAGGAGGAGGAGCTGGAGGATCTACAGCACAATCCGCAGGTGCTCAAAATGGAGACACAAATACTGGTGGTGGTGGAGGTGGAGCAGGACCTGGACAAACCGAACCTGGTGTTGGTGGACAAGGTGGTTCTGGTATAGTTGTTGTAAGAGCTCCAAAAGCTGCTGCACCAAGAATTTCTGTTGCTCCTGGAACAAACACAAAAACGACTACTCCTACTGGAGAAGTAGTTGCAACATTTACAGTTTCTGGACAATTAACAATAACATAATATGGCTCATTTTGCTGAGATAGATTCAAATAATAAAGTTAGAAGAATATTAGTTGCTTGTAATCAAGACATTGCTAATAATGGAGGAGAATTATCTGAACAAGCTGCAAAACATTTTGAAACAATAGTACCTTTATCTTCTAATGGGATAAAATGGGTACAAACTTCTTATAATCATAATTTTAGAAAACAATATGCTGGAGAGGGGGATACTTATGATCCAGTAAAAGATATTTTTATAAAAGTTCAACCTTATCCATCTTGGACATTAGATTCAAATAATGATTGGCAATGCCCTATACCACATCCAAGTATTATAACATATGGAAATAATATGCCTTATTCAATTGATTGGGACGAACCTAATCAAAGATGGATTGGAAAAGACGCTGAATTAAACGAATTTATATGGATACCATCATCTTCATCTTGGATAGCAACGGGTAATTAGGCTTTACTATTATTTAAAAATTTAATATAAACACTGTAGAATGAATCTACAGAACTACTATTATTTTTTTAAAAATGCACTTACTCCTAGATTTTGCGATGAAATAATTAAACGCGGCAAAAAAGAACAAGAGCAAATTGCTTCGATAGGTAATAAAGATCCTAAAACAATATCTAAAAAAGAAATTAATGATTTAAAAAAATGGAGAAATTCAAATATTGCATGGTTGAATGATCAATGGATATATAAAGAAATACATCCTTATATTCATCAAGCAAATAAATCAGCGGGATGGAATTTTGATTGGGATTATTCCGAAGCATGTCAATTTACTAAATATAGTAAAGAGCAATTTTATGATTGGCATAATGATTCTTTTGAATCTCCTTATGAAAATTTAGATGATAAAAATTTCCATGGGAAAATTAGAAAATTATCTGTAACAGTTTCTTTGTCGGATCCAAAAGATTATAAAGGAGGAGAGTTAGAATTTGATTTTAGAAATGGAGGAAAAGATGTGCCATCAACTAAAAAATGTGAAGAAATTTTACCTAGAGGTTCTATAGTTGTGTTTCCTTCATTTGTATGGCACAGAGTAAAACCTGTTACAAAAGGAGTGAGATATTCATTAGTAATTTGGAGTCTTGGATATCCGTTTAAATAAAATATGAGTTTTAAAAAAAATAAATATGTAATTATTAAAGAAGCAATATCAGAAGATCTTGCAAAGTTTTGTTATGATTATTTCATGATGAAAAAACAAGTAGCAAAGACAATGTTTGATACACGTTACATAAGTCCCTTTACGGAATATTTTGGTATATGGAGTGATCAACAAGTGCCCAATACTTATTCACATTATTCTGATATTGTAATGGAAACTTTACTTGTAAAACTTCTTCCAATTATGGAAAAAGAAACAGGATTAAAATTAAATACAAATTATTCATACGCTAGAATTTATAAAAAAGGAGATATACTACATCGTCATAAAGATAGATTCTCATGTGAAATATCTACAACTATGCATTTAGGTGGTGGATGTTGGCCAATTTATTTAGAACCAGATGCATCACAAGGTAGTGTAGATGAAAAAACAGGAAATTATAAACCATCAAAAGCATAAGGTGTTAAAGTAATGTTAGAGCCGGGGGAGATGTTAGTTTACCGTGGAAATGAATTAGAACATTGGAGAGATAAATTATCTTTTGATGATTGTGGTTAAGTATTTCTACATTATAATAATGTAGAAACTAAAGGTTCTGAAGAAAATATATACGATCGTAGACCTCATTTAGGACTTCCTGCTTGGTTTGCAAAAAAATGATTTGGCCTACAATAATAGTTGATAATTTTTTTGATGAACCAGAAAAAATAGTTGAATATTCAAAAACATTAAATTTCACGCCGGATCCTGAAGGTAAATGGCCTGGGGTAAGAACAGATTCAATGGTAAATATTGATGATAATTTTTTTAATTATGTAAATTATAGAATCGTAAGATTAATTTATCCTATGAATCATAAAAAAATGAATTGGAAATGTACTCAATTTTTTCAAAAAGTTGATGGTAATGTATTTAAAAATGAAGGATGGGTACATTCAGATTCCCCAGTTGAATTTACAGCTATAATATATTTAAGTAAACACAGAAATTGTGGAACATCTTTATATGATAAAAAACATTTTTTTAATGAGTCAATAAATGAAAAAAATTGTGAAAAGAGAGACGAAGCTTATAAAAGTTTAAACTTTAAAAATGAATTAAAATATTTAAAACAAAACAATAATTTATTTGAAAAAAATTTAACTGTAGATTCAAAATTTAATAGATTAGTTTTGTTTGATTCGAATCAACATCATGCTGGGGATAAATATAAAGATGGTGAAAACAGTGAAGATAGACTTACATTAATAACATTTTTTTATGAATTAAGTACCGAATATATTAAATATCCATTAACTGAAATGAGGAGACCCTTTTAATGAGTAATACTTACGATTTTTGGTTTTGGGAAAATGTTTTTAATAAAAAACAAATAATAGAAATAAATAAATTCATTGAAAAAAATTTTGATGGTTTTGAAGGAAAAGAAAGTGCCGCTGTAGATCTTAAAAATAATTCAAAAAAAAATTCTTTAGTCAAATGTATTTTATGGAAAAAAATAAAACATTTATTAGAAGGTGTTCACACTGCTGCAATATTATCGGCAAGACAAAATTTTGGTTATGATGTTTATGATGTTTCTGATTTAGATCATTGTTTATTAAATACCTATTCTTTTAAAAATAAATCAAAATATGATTGGCATGTGGATATGGATAAATCAGATTTATACGACATCAAATTAACTGTTTTAATTAATTTATCTTTAAATTCATTTGAAGGAGGAGATTTTAAACTATTTAAAACAAATGAATTTATAGTTCCACAATTAAAAAAACCAGGAAACATAATAATGTTTAAATCACAAATTAATCATTGTGTAACTCCAGTTACAAAAGGAGAAAGAAAAACTTTTACAATGTTTATAAAAGGCCCAAAATTTAGATGATAAAATTTAAATCTCTTATCCCAGAGATATTAAAAGATACCCCAATAAAAAAATGTAATTCAAATGATTTTAAATGGTTTAAAAAAATTTTAAATGATTTAAAAAAAGAACCTTCAAATTTTCATACAGGACGTTGCCCAGGAATAATTAGTATTTTAAATAGAGGTTGGATTCAATATGCCTATCAAGATTTTTTAATAGAAACAAATGGAGATTTGGAAAATTTTAAATGGAGTTCAAGTATTGATCAAAAAAAATTAAAAAATGGTGAATTGTTAGGCAACTACATTAGTAGTCATCCAAAAGAACAACTACAAAAATTTAAACCTTTTCTAGAAAATACATTGTATACAGTAATAAAAATAAATAGTCCTTGGGTAGTTTATATTCCAGAAGGCTACTCTTTATTATCAATGCCAATTCCTTATAATGATGATGTTAGATTTACAGCAGCAACTGGGTTTTTAAAAGGAACTATTTTTTGTAATGTTCAATTATATTGGCATAAATTAAATAGTAAAGAAGTGGTAAAAAAAGGAACTCCTTTATGTCAATATATTCTTGTTAAAGATGAAAAAGTTGATTTTGAAATATCTAAAACAAATATAAAAGATATAAACCATTTAGAAAAATTAAGAGATTCAAATATTATTTAAAAAATGAAAGATAAAGAAATTTTTATTTATTTTTTATGTGGATTACCTAGAGCAGGTAATACTCTTCTAGGATCATTATTAAATCAATCTAAAAATGTAAAAGTAACTGCAAACACAATTTTAACAGATGTAATTTATCAAATAGAATTACTTAAAAATTACGAAATATATAATAATTTCCCTGATGAAGAATCATTAAATAATATATCAAAAAATCTTTTTAATAATTATTATCAAGATTGGAATGTTGATAATATTATTGATAGAGGTCCATGGGGCACTCCAATTAATTTAAAATTATTAAAAAAAATTATTAAAAAACCAAAATTTATTATTCTTTATAGACCTGTTTTAGAATGCCTTGCATCATTTATAAAAATAGAAAAACCAACTGATGTTGAAAAAAGATGTCATCAATTAATGAAAGATGATGGAATGATTGGAAAAAATTTATGGAGTATAAAAAATATTATAAAAGAAAAAGAAGATTATATTCTTATACATTATAAAGATTTTTTAAAAAATTCAAATGAAACTATTAAAAAGATATGCAATTATTTAAATATTAACTTTAAAAATATAAAGTTTAATAATTTTAAAAAATTTTCTGTAAACAACATAAGTTATAATGATAGTATTTATAAAGCTAAACTACATGATATAAGAACAGATAGAATAAAATTAAATAAATATAAAATAGAAGATTATTTACCTTCTAATATTATTAAAGAATATTCTAATTTAGATATATGAAAATATTAATATTTGGATTACCGGGATCTGGCAAAACTACATTTGCTAAAAAATTAGTTGAGAATAAAAAGATACCTCACTTTAATGCCGATGATATTAGAAAACTATTTGAAGATTGGGATTTTACAGAAACGGGTAGGAAGCGACAGGCAAATAGAATGATGACTATGTGTGATCTTGCAGTTAATCATGTAGTTGTAGATTTTGTGTGCCCATTTGAATCTTACAGATCTTTTTATGATATGAAGATTTGGATGAATACGATTGATAAAGGAAGATTTGAAGATACAAATAAAATATTTGAAAAACCTAAAAAAGTAGATTTTGAAATAACTAATTTTAATTACAACAACATAATAAAGAAGATACATGATAGATTACTCTAAACCAACAGCACAGATGCTTGGACGTTGGCAACCATTTCACGATGGTCATTTAGCTTTATTTAAAGAGATATTAAAAAAAACTGGTCAAGTTGTTATTATGGTTAGATCTATGCCACAAACGGAGAATAACCCATTTCAATTTGATGAAATAAAAAAACGTATTGAGGAAAAATTAAAAGATTATGTAGGTCAATTTGATGTTATCAAAGTACCTAATATTACTAACATATGTTATGGTAGAGATGTTGGGTATAAAATAGAAGAAATTGTGTTATCAAAAGAAATACAAGAGATATCTGCTACTAAAATTAGACAAAGTTTAAAGACCGTTTAATTAATGATATACTAGGCATAAATATGCCATTAAAAAAAATACCACTACCTCCAGGCTTTGATAAGAATGATACAGCATCTCAAGCAGAGGGACGTTGGATTGATGGAGATAACGTACGTTTTCAATATGGATCACCTGAAAAAATAGGTGGTTGGCAGCAAATTAATTCATCTATATTAGTAGGGGCAGCTAGAGACATACATTCTTGGTTTGATTTAACTGGTAGACGTTATGTAGTTATTGGTACAAACAAAGTTCTATATGTTCTTTTTGATGAGGTGTTTTATGATATTACCCCTTTAGGAACAGCCTTAACAGGTTGTACTTATACATCAACTACAGGTTCTACAACAGTTACTATTAACAAAAATGCACATAATTTACTAGTTGGAGATTTAATTAAATTTACAAGTGTAACAACACCAGGACCAACCACAACAAGTTTTACAACAGCTAATTTTGAAACTAATTCATTTGAAGTAATTACGGCTACAACAAATACATTTACAATTACTATGCCTGTAACAGAAACAGGAACAGGGGTTACTACAGGTGGATCACTTATAACAAATCCATATGTTAATATTGGACCTTTAGCTTCTACTTTTGGTTATGGATGGGGAGCAGGTACTTGGAATTTATCTACTTGGGGTACTTCTAGATCAGTTTCTAATACAACAATTGATGCAGGAAGTTGGTCTTTAGATAATTTTGGAGAATTGTTAATCGCAACTATTAAAAACGGAAAAACTTTTTCATGGGATCCAAATGCTGGAGCAGGAGTTAATACACGTGCTACAGTTATATCAGGAAATCCTACAGCTTCAGTTTTAACAAGAGTATCAGACAGAGATAGACATTTAATTCATTTTGGAACTGAAGCTACTATTGGATCAACTGCTACTCAAGATCCAATGTTTATAAGATTTTCAGATCAAGAGGATATTGAAGTATATGAACCAACTTCTACAAACACAGCAGGTACATTTAGATTAGATAATGGTAGTAGAATTGTAGCAGCTGTTAAAGGTAAAGATTATATATTAGTTTTAACAGATGAAGCAGCTTATACAATGCAATTTGTAGGACCACCATTTACATTTAGCATACGTCAAGT